TGATGATCTGCGGATTCATCACATTATCGAGAATCACCACGTCGCCCGCTGCCCAGTCCTCACCGAACCGCTTGGCCGTCTTGCGCAATTCATTTGGATTGGCACGTCCACGGGTGCCACCGCCATTCGGGGCTTGCTGCTCTTGCAACAGCACCTTGTGGCGACCGCCCTTGGCCACGTCCTGGAGTGCTTGCTCGTCAGCCGTTCCCGCAATCTGGAGAGCCTTGAAAGCGAAGTCCAGCGTCGGGATGCCCATGTAGTAGTCGTCGGTTAGGAACACATTCTTGAAGTGAAGAACGTTCCGGCTCGATGTCTGCATTCGAATGACAGGGCCGCGCTGTCCGTTGTACGTCAGCGTGTACATGTCCGTCAGCGGATTGTAGCCGCCACCCGTGCAAAGCCACAGAGCCTTCGGGTCATCGTACTCGTCGCGCTCGATGTACACGTAGGCATTGCCGAAGTAAATCTTGCGGTACTCGATTTGTTCCTGCAACTGAGAGGCCGTCATCAGCGGGTTCGGGCGCACCTGAAGCAAGTAGTTCAACTTGCCATTCGGTCCCCAGCGGTCTTCCACGAAGTTGCCGCCATCCTTGTTGATGCGCTGATACTGCGTCAGCATCTGTCCCATTGTCTGCATGATGAGCGACACGCCGCGATACCACGCAGGCACCAGCAGACTCCTTCTGCCATACGGATTCACCACCTTGCTCTCCCAGTCCGCACTCTTCTGCGGCTGGTTGCTCGGGTCATTCGGGTCGGTAGTCACCGGCACTCCCGTCTGCTGGGGTGACAGTTCACGTTGCTGTTCCCGTTTTCGGAAAAGATTAAAATTACTTCCAAATAATTCCATGATTTATGCTTTTTATCGTTTCGTTTCTGTTATTCCGACAAAAAGCCGCTGTGGGTTTACCAACGGGCAAACCAAAACAAAAAAAAGGCCGCGCATCACTGCGCAGTCCTTCGATTCTTAACCAATGTAATATGAAAAACTACTAACTGTAAAGTGTGTGTGTCGTTATGTCGTTGCCGGCAGACTGGCGGGTGTCAGTGCCCCGTTTCCGTTGAACTGAAATGAACCTTGTGCAAGGTTTCCGACGGTTCCCGCCACACGCCATGTTACTACGTTCGCACTGCCCGTCAGCTTCTCGGCGTGCAGGTCGCCATTATAGTAGGTATAGACCTTTCCTTGATAATAAAACATGTCGCCGTCACTTGGAGATGAATATGCCGCACTGCCGTCGAATGAATAATTATCGTAATAAAGAGTAGATGCGTGATATCTCCATCTGACGGCGATAAATTTTTTTCGCGTCTTATCCCACCCTATACCTGTAATTGCTGTTGCTACGTCTGTCTCAAGCGTGGGGTTGTCAAGAAATTCGGAGAATTCTTTCCCCGTTTGCCCCTCTATTTCTACCGATAATGTTACCGTGGTGCCAACCATCGAGAATGGGACGACGATGCTCGTGACCAGTTGGCCTACGCTTACCGACCATTTTTTACGTCCCATGGTCGCATACTCCCATTGGCCGTCTGTTGGTGAACTTACGGGTATCTCTGCGGCCTGCACGTTGATGTCGCACGACTTGGCGGCTGCGATTGCCACGCCACCGGCCTTGATGATTAAGTTTCTTCCGTGTAGTATCATGATGTATGTTTATTTATTACCTGCAACCTTCCATTTCTCAAAATAATATCTCGCCTTGGGAAAGGCCATAATTGACAGCAGCACGATTGCACCGGCTATCACGTAAGCCTCGCAATACAATGCGTATCCGAGCCCTCCGATGGAGCCAATCGCATAGGCCATCATCATCATCATGTAGAAAAAACCTTTTGCCATAGTCTTACTTTTTTTTAGTTATCAATTTCTGCCAGAAGAATCTTCTGAATGTCGTTTCTGTAATCGTCAGCAATGCTTATCGGTGTGTATTTTGCACCATCAGGGGAATCCGTGAAGATGTCCGTTGGTTTAGCGTTGACCATGCTGCGTTTCACTGTTACCTTGTACAGTCTTCTGGCCCTATTGTAATAATTAGCCATGCGCTGTGCCAGGTATTCACAACTGCTATATGATGTGTCACTTTCAGTGCTCGAAACAAACGAGTCAACACCACTTATTGCATTATCGAGGTAGGATGTTCTGTCACCTTTGATAAATACGGTGTTTTTGGTGAGGTCATCGCCTTGTCCTTGTGCCTTTACCTTATATGTCTGCTCATACTCTTGTCTTTTGCGCTCGTTTGGAATTATCTTTACACTGAATCCGTCTATTTCCACAGCAGGAAAGGTATGTGTAGTGCCTTCGATGTGTGGTCCGCGAATCCATATTATGCCCACTTCCAACTTACCAAAAACGAAGTCCTTGCCATTAGTCAGAGTGCTTCCGTCTATCTTGAAGCCGTAGCCGTCATAGTTAGCGTCGTCGCTGTATCTTGCTCTGTTATTCCTCACATGCCCGTTGTCAATAGGAATGCTTACCTCCCTGTAATACTGACTACCTATCTTGACATAAGTCCTGGCATAACATTGGCCGTTAATCTCATCGGCAAAGTTCAGGTTGAAATTCACGGCTATTATGCAGTTGTTGTATATGTAGCTGTTCTTGGAAGTCAATTTTATGGCACCCTTTTTGTAGCTGTAGTACACACTCTCACCTATTACGGTTCTGGTGCAAGGATTGTAGCATCTTATGGTAGCCTTGGGATAAAGATTACCCGTTGCTGATGTCTCGGTGTCATACACCATCAGAACCCATGAATCATGCCTGTAGTCGACCTCAAATGTTGCGTCTTTCGTATCCTTAGTATATACAGATGTCTCTCCCAGTCTGTTGATTGGAGCATCTACAATAGCATCATGTGCGATATATGTAGGCGACGTGGAGGGAAAATCATTTGCCACATCACTTTCATCCCATTCAAATGACAAGGAGTGCTCCACCTTGTCGCATTCCACGATGGCATTGTTCACACCTTCCTCCAGCAGGAGAGTATTGTCAGTCCCCGCATATCTGTTCACGTGGTCATTAGTTCCGAATATACTCTTCTGCGTGAGATATACAGCAGTGCCAGTGATATACGTCCCGTTGACTATGCCGAGAAGTTCATTGTATGTAACCTTTCTTAACTTCCTCCCTCTGTTGCTGTCATCAAGTGCAAGGAAGTAGAGAGTGTTACCCTTTAATCGAAGTGTCAGACCCAGGAAGACGCAAAGGTTTTTGACAAGATTCTGCATGTCCATATTTTCTTCCACAACGTCCTCGTTATAATCGTAGAACATAGATGGAGAAATAGAAGCCTGCAACCATGCGTCAGAACCAGCAACATACTGAGTACCGCCAATCATCTGCTCACCGTAATCAAATACGATATTCTTCAATGGCTCCGGTGTGTTTGATGCAAGAGTGGCTATGAACAGGAGAATTATTCTGCCTATGCTCATGTATTGTGTGTTGGTGTTTGGCACGAATTTCTCTCCCTTTACCATGCTCAGCTGGCACGCTATTGGCAGACTGGCCTTCTCGTACATCATAACGGTGTATTGCATGTTGAACTGCTGTGGCTTCAGGAATCCCGACCATATAAGTGTGCCGTTTTCTTTCATCACAAACGGACGCTGCATATTCTTACTTGGAATGAGCCGCAGCAAAGTCTCGGCAGTTGCATTGGTGAGGTGTATATAACCCGTCTGTGTGCGGATAGGATTGAAGAAATCGTTGCCGTTGGTTTCCTGGATAGTTACAGCACTACCTTCCACCTCAACGTTACCTATGGCACCTTCATCGGAAGTTCCATATATGTCGATGGTGTATGTATTACCGTCGAATGATTTGAAGGTGAATGTCTTCATCACTACCATCTGCTGCTGCTCCAATATCTCCATGTAGGCACCCTCCGTGATGTATGAGGCATTCATGCTCTGTTTACATATTACATAGTTATATTCTGCTGAAGATATTGCACCGTTCCACCCCTCCCTGAAAAGAGTGGAACGTGTATTGCCGTCTATCTCACAACTGTTGATGTTGCCTATAATAGTATTGTTGATATATATATCAGGATAGACATATAACCTCGTTGCCGTTTGGCCGGATTCCAATATCATGACAGATTCCGGCAAATCATAATCGGCATTGCTCTCACCTTCGCCGTCTGCCATATCAAGCTGCCTTATGTTAATGCGGCATTCATTTGCCCTGCCGTCAAGTGAAGCATCTGTCACATTGTTATTGCTGTCTA